GAAATGTGAGCAATTAGGGTTCGATCATGATGATCATTCTGATTTGTTTTCATCTGATGATTCATTTACAATAATGTCAATTGAAATTTACAAGATGACCACGCTTCTGAAGAAAATAGATGTGTTCATGAGATGTCAAGAGGTTTCAGAGAGGTTGTTTAACTGCTGGACTTCTAAATCAAAGTCCAGTATAAATCCACTTATTGGTGAGTTCAATTCGCTATTTATGTCAAATTTGACTTTTTACCCAACATTGATCAAATTTGCAGTGGCTTCAGTTCACCCAGTGAACACTGATTCATTTTTCAGAATGGTGAAAGAATCATATGCATCCTCCAGACAAATTTTTGAGAATGGTGGCACTCTAGATTTATATATGATTTCACATCAGATGAATAAGAGATTTTGTGAGTCAATATATCACACCAATGTAGGAGGTCAAAATGATTTAGCACAAATCGGTGTGTTGAAGAAACCATATCAGGTGGGTGAATATCCGATATTCAATCCATCTTTGATGATAATGTTTGGTCCTGAATTTCATAATTACCTATTATATAAAGAACACTCAACAATGAACCCTGTAGAAAAGAGATTGTTCATTAATTCACACAAAGTTTTGAAGGGTGGCCTTGTAGAAACAATGGCGGAGATGGAAGATGGAGACACAATGTTAGGTGGACTATTGAGGATTGAAGCTAAGATAGGACCAATAAGGCAACTAGAGAGAATAAAAAGAGAATCTCTTATGAATCGTGAGGAGATTCAAAAAATGATTTTGGATGACCCCTTATTATTATTGAGAAGACCCAAAACTTTAGAAGAAATTAAGTTCAAAGTTTGTCACAAACTGTTTATCCCAGGTGCTAAAGAGGCAGTGAAAACTATCTGTTCATCCATTTATTATGGACGAGTTTCAGCTAGTGTTTCTGCAAAGGCATTTTACATCCCGAACTCAACTATAGAAACCAAAACATACATGGAGTGTTTACATCAACTCATTGATAATGAGACACAAACTGTAAATTTAGATGATCATATAAAGTTTTTGTATCCCAAATGGCCTGAGTATGAGCTCTTTGTTAATGAAGGCTTCAACCCAATTATACAAACCACAAGGAATGTTTTGGAGGTCCAAACCACTAGAGCCTTGTCAATTTTCAAAATTGGCACAAAGTTATCAAATTCCTTGTCTGACATTTTGTCATATATGTGGGAAGGAAAGACAGTCCCAGATTTCTCCGAGAATCGATATTTGAGAGACATACAAATAATAAAGAATTTTTACCCACTACTGAAAGACTCAATGCAGGAAACTTTATTACAGTTCAGTGGGGATCATGAAGACAAAATGAAAGGTCTTATCATGCTTATTATGAAGTTGTTTAGTCTGAGGGACAGGCAAATAAAAGCTATTATGTTTGGAGGATCCACAATTGACATTAGATCAACATACTTTGAATTGACAGAAAAGAACATACACATGTCTATGACTCATGAGGTTTCCTTTATTGATTCTGA